GTCATACGCGGCGGCGGTGGCAGCACCACCCAAGCAGGCGGCTACGCGGCTGCAATAGAGCCCGACAGGATTACCTACGGCGGTTACGATGCTTTTGCCAAAGGCGGCTACGTAAAAAAGTCTAATGGGTCAGCCAAGGACATGCTGGCCCGCTTTGCCAATGGCGGTTCGGTGGACGCAGAGCTGCTTCGCCGGCAGTTAGAGAACATTGACAACACCCCAACGGCTAGAACCCCTGAAAGGGCGCCTACGCCCGAGCAGACTGAGAGTCGCACCATGTTGGAGAATTTGCGCTCTGGGTTTGCTCAGATACCTCAGACTGCGATGGGTTACGGCAGGGATGTTTTGCAAAGCGAAGCGCCGTTAGCTAAGGTTGGTGCAGACGTTAGCGCGCTGGGCAGCGGTGCTGTTGAGGGTCTAAAGCAAGATCCTGCAGGCTTTATGCTGGATATGTTGCCTGTGGTTGGTGAGATTCGCTCCGGCATGGATGCTGCAAAGTATTCAGATCTTGCCAACGAGGCCCGTGCGGCCAATGACCTTGACGCAGCTTCGATGTACGAGCAGATGTCTACGCTAGCAGCGGCAGGGGCAACGCCCTTGATAGGAACGGCTGGGCGAATTGGCAGGCGCATAGCAGGCGCGCCAGATGAAGCCATGATGAACATGGCGGTTAAGTCGCGCGGAGGCGTGTTTAGGCCGACGGTTAGCGAAAGTGACCCAACACAACTTAGTCGTATGGGTGAACAATTAAAAAACATTGCTTCCTCATTTAAAAGCGCTGGAACTCCAGACGACGTTGCATCAAATATTGTAGAAAAAGCCCGTAAGTATTTTACAACGAGTTTTGGCACAGCAGATGATCCGCTGCGCGTCGCAATACTAGAAGGGCGGTTAAATCCCGTGGTGTCCGGTCAAAGGGAATTTAGAGATTATTTAGTAGACGCGGCTCGAGCAAGCTATAGGCAACGGCAAGATGCTGGTATAGGGGGTGTAGACGATCAACTGCCTGTTTCATCGGCATTGGAAGATTTTACAAGAGTGTATGATAGAAGCACTGGGCTAGAAGGAAAAATTTATACACCAACTAGACTTTCGTTAACTGAGGAAGGTGCATTACAAACAGCTAATAAAAACAAATTAGTTGCGGAAGGTGTGCCAGAAGAATTAATAAATCTAAATGTAACTACGCGCGGTTTAAATGAAACGGGCTACATGTCTGAAGCAGAAAAAACTTTTATTAAAGATTTAACAGACACTCAAGATAAGACGCTCGCTATGGCTTTGCAAAAAAATGAGCCTATTTATGATATGGGCTCATATTTATATGGGGGAATGTCTTTTTTAGAGCCAAGAAAACTAGCAGAGGCAGCTCAAGAAATACCGTTAACCACGCTTGAAAAAATGTCTTTCCCAGAGCTGGTTATTAAAACCGCAGAAATTACAAGCAGGGACGCCGGTTTAAAAGACGCAATAGCTAAAGCAAAACAAAATAAAAAAGTATTGCCAAAATATTTTTTAAATGAAGGTGTTAGGCCTGTTATTGACGCGGGCCCAAACGAGCGCTGGTATCAGATTACAGATTCAAAATATACAGCGCTTGAAGGTAATGCGATGGGGCACTCGGTTGGTGGGTATGCTGAAAAAGGCGATTATAATAGAAAACCGCGTGAGGATGCTGGAGGGGTAGAAATCGGGGGCAAAGAAGCTTTTGATAAAGGGTATGCGCAGGTATATACACTGCGAAACACTAAAACAGGTTTGCCTGCAATTACCGTTGAACTTCAAAACAATACCCCCGTTTCTATTGGGCAAACAAAAAACCCCCAAGTAAGTCAAATACAGGGGTTTAAAAACGGAATGCCTTTTTCAACAGAGCCCGTTTTTAAATTGTTTAAAAAGCTTGGTGTAACCCCAGAAAATACGCCCAGGTTGCAGGGTTATTGGCGAAATACAAAAGGCGAAGACCTTGCAGATAAGGAATACATTGACTGGCGCAGTATGTATCAAGACTATCTTGCGCAAAATCCGGGGTCATCTACTTTCGCCAAAGGCGGTGAAGTCTCCTCCCGCCGCATGCTAGAGAACCTCATTGGAAAAAAGTCTGAAGGCCAGCGCGTTGATGCGACTGGCCTGCAGCGCTTTGCCAATGGCGGCGCGGCTCGTGTAGGCGGCAGCGCCCCAGCGGTGGCTGGCCGCACGGGCAGGGCTGCTCAACTAGCAGCACAAAGGGCAGACGAACCACAGACTGAAAGCCGCGCCATGCTGGAGCGTTTAGATGCGGCCACGCCTGTTGAGCGCGCCGTGTTTGAGTCAACGGGCATGGAGCCGGGTCTGGATAGAGCCATGATGTTACCCTTTGCGGGTAGCCGTGAAGAGGGCAACTTGCAGCTTGCAGCGCCGGGTTTTGTCTACGACGCAGCAAGGGCGTTTGTCACCCCGGGCATGGCCGCCAGAGGTCAGCAGGTGTCGGATGAGGACATCCTTAACACTGCCATGAACGTCATGGGCGGCGGCGTAGGTGCAAGTCGAGTTGCAGGGCCCAGAACCGCTCCGGACGAAATGCTGCTGGGGATGGGAGTTAGGTCAAGTGGTGCGGATGATTATCGAGGCTCACATCGACCGCCAGACAGGGATTATGGTGCATCGTTAGACAATTTAACCGCGCTAATACCCGAAGATGTCTATGGCCCTGCTGGGCCTCGTTTATATGGTATTGGCGACCCAGAAATAGACAAAGAGGCATTTAATTCTTTGCGGGCAGTTAGAGGAAAACCAGATGCCGAAGTCACAATATATCGAGCAGTTCCAGAAAACGTGTCTACAATAAACGAGGGTGACTGGGTTACAACAAGCCGCAAATATGCCGACCTGCACGGTGAAAGAACTCTTGATGGTAATTACAAAATAATAGAACAAAAAGCGAAGGCTAAAGATTTATTTAGCGAAGGGTATCCATATGAGTTTGGCTACAGTCCTAGCGACCTTGCTGCGCTGACGGCTAAGGCTCAGACAGAAACGCCGGAGTTTAAGAACTGGTTTGGCAACAGTGCTATCACAAGATCATTGGAGCCAAACGGAAAACCTCGACGGCTGTACCACATTACTCCAAAGAACTTTGACGCGTTTGACGTAAATCGGCCCGATGCAGTAGATCCGTCTGGCTCAAAAAGTGGTCCAGTAATATTTATGAGTGACGAAGCTGAAGATCAACCGGCAGCGCATAATGTTGGGGGATTTAAGGGTAAGTTCAAGGAAGGTGCTAACGTCATGCCCGTGTATGCAAGTATCCAGAACCCGTTGTTTATTGACTATACATCAAAAGCGGCCGAACGGGCACGGTTTAATCTTGGACGTGGATGGCCTTACATATATACCCAAGAAGATGTTTCTAAACTGCAAGCTGCCGGATATGACGGAGTTTTTTTAGTAGCGGATGACGGCCCGAATGAAATTGTTGCCTTTCGTCCAGAGCAGGTTAAATCCGCCATCGGCAACGAAGGCACCTTTGACCCGGCTAACCCCGTAATTACCAAAGCCAAAGGCGGCGCAGTCACCAAGAACAACGTAGAACGCATGCGCAACGATAATCGAAAGTATCTTTAGGACACCGACATGCCCATAGACAAGGTAGTAAACCTAGCCCCGAACTCCGACCTCATCGAGATTGATGCCGACGAAGGCCAAGAGATTGAGATCATTCTTGAGGATGACGGCAGCGCTGTTATTGAGATCGGCGGCAGCGATGATGACGAGGATTTCTACGCTAACCTTGCCGAGAAGATCGATCAGCAAGACCTTGGGCACATAGCCATCTCTCTGCAGACCCTGTTCGATGCGGACAAGAGCTCACGCGGTCAGTGGGAGGAGCTGTACGCCAAGGGTTTGGACCTGTTGGGTCTGCGGATGGACGAGCGCACCCAGCCTTTCCGTGGCGCAGCCGGCGTGGTGCATCCAATGCTGACCGAGGCCATCATCCAGTTCCAAGCGCAGTCGTTTAAGGAGCTGATGCCCGCCAGCGGACCCGTGCGCACCCAGACGCTGGGCAAGGAAACGCTGGATAAGGTCCAGCAGGCAGCCCGGGTGCAGGATTTTATGAACTACCAGATCACCGCCGTGATGAAAGAGTACACGCCGGAGTTCGACCAGCTGCTGTTTTACACGGGATACGGTGGATCTACCTTCAAAAAAGTGTATTTTGACGCGCAACTTGGCCGGATGGTGAGCCGGTTGGTGCTTCCGGACGATCTTTACATCCCCTACCACGGCTCGAGCGTGATTTCCGAGTGCCGGCGCATCACGCACCGCATTGCGATGGACTCAAACGAGTTCAAAAAACGTGTTTACGCGGGTGAATACATCGATATTGAGGTGTCTCCTGACGGTTCTGGCATCACACAGGACCAAATTGGTGCCACCATTGACCGAATTACGGGTGTGCAGGCCACTGGCGAGCCGGAAGAGATCACATTGCTGGAATTTCACGTCGATTTGGACATCCCCGGCTACGAAGATGTGGACGAGGACGGCGAACCGACCGAGATTAAGCTGCCATACGTGGTAACGGTAGATGAAGTTAGCGCGAAAGTGGTCAGTGTGCGTCGAAACTGGGCGGAAGACGACCCCTTAAAGATAAGAATTGAGTATTTTGTGCATTACATGTTGGTCAGCGGTCTTGGCGCCTACGGTTTGGGCTTCGTTCACCTGATTGGTAACCTTGCGAAGACGGCAACCGCTGCACTTCGTCAGTTATTGGACGCTGGAACGCTGTCTAACCTGCCTGCGGGCTTCAAAGCCAAGGGCGCGCGGATCGCGGACGACGATAAACCCATCCAGCCGGGTGAATGGCGCGATATTGACGCTGGTGGGGCTGAACTGGCCTCCTCACTGCTGCCTTTACCTTATAAAGAGCCCAGCCAGACACTGTTTGCGCTGTTGAGCTTCACTGTGGACGCCGGTAAGCGACTGGCGAGCATTGCAGACATGCAGGTAGGCGACGCCAACCAGCAGGCAGCCGTGGGCACCACGCTTGCGCTGCTTGAGCGTGGGTCGATGGTCATGTCAGCGATCCACAAGCGGCTCTACTACGCGCAGACACAAGAGTTCGAGATGCTGTTCCGTGGGTTTGGGAAGTACTTGCCCCCCGAGTACCCCTATGATGTCCCCGGCGCATCTCGTCTTATTAAACAGAGCGACTTTGACAACAAGGTATCAGTCCTGCCGGTTGCGGACCCCAATATCTTTTCCGCTGCGCAGCGCATCACCTTGGCGCAGACCCAGCTGCAGCTGGCGCAGAGCGCCCCGCACATGCACAACCTGTACGAGGCGTACTACCGGGTCTACCAAGCGATGAACGTGCGGGATATTGACGGCATTCTGAAGACCCAGACCAACCAGATGCCCAAGGACCCGGCAAGCGAGAACATCGATGCAATTGACGGCAAGCAGCTTAAGGCGTTTGCGGGTCAGCAGCACGATTCGCACATTGCGTCGCACCTGATTATGGGCATGTCGCCGCTGGTACAGGGTAATCCGCTGGCTGCTGTTGAGTTGCAGAAGCATGTCATGGAGCACGTCAGGCTTAAGGCCGAGGAAGACGCCGAGGCGGAACTGTTCCGTCAGTACGGCAGTGACCCGGACCGCATGGTCTCCGACATGCAGCGTGAGGCGATGATCTCCCTGAATGTTGCCCAGTACCTGATGGATGTAAGGACGATGCAAAGTTCGCTGATGAACGAGGGCTCGGGCACAGGTCCTGACCCGATTGTCGCGCTCAAAGAGCAAGAGCTTCAGATGCGGGCCGCGAAGGATCAGGCGGACATACAGGTGAAGCAGCAGGGGCTGCAGAACGAGCAGATGCGCATACAGGAAAACGCTCAGGCCAACGATGAGCGCATTGCATCGCAGGAGAAGATCGCTCAAGGGCGTTTTGAAGTTGCCAGAGAGCGCATTAACACACCAAAACAAGGCCCGGGGGGTGCATGATGGCACTTAAGACAGACGCGGGAAAAACCCGCAAAATGAAGGAGGGGGGTATCGTAAAACCAAAGATAATTAAACCGAGGATCGTTAAGAAAAAAGATGGCAATAGAGACGTAAAAATCTATTGATTTACGCCTTTCAGACGGTGGCGAAGACCTTCTGCTTACATGGAAATGACCATGCTTACTTTTGCTGAACACGTTTTAAAAGATATTAGAAAGATTGAGCACGATACACAGCAACTTGTGTTGAGCGGCGGAATCGGCGATATGGAGCGTTATCGGTATCTCATGGGTCGTTTGGAAGGTATTCGTCTTACAGAAGAAATTGTGAAAGACAGACTTAACAAACATTCAGAAGACTAACCGAGGACAACATATGCAAAAGCTGACCGCTTTAGAACAGAAATGGCAGGACGAAAGAGCCAATCAAAAACCCTCGCTCAATGACGCTTACACCGAAGAGGGTAAGGTCAGCAGTGACGGGCTTTCGCAAAGTGTCTTAGATTTGATTCCGCAGCCGACAGGGTGGCGCATAGCGCTGCTGCCCTACCGTGGCGCCGGTACATCAAAGGGGGGCATTGTGCTGACCAAAGAAACAACTGAACGCACTCAACTAGCCACTAACGTGGGCTATGTGCTTAAGCTTGGCCCATTGGCCTATGCGGATGAAAGCAAGTATCCGAATGGTCCGTGGTGCAAGGCAGGCGATTGGGTGGTGTTTGGTCGTTACGCTGGCGCTCGCATTCAGATAGAGGGCGGAGAGATCCGTCTGCTAAACGATGACGAGATCTTGGGGATTGTGTCTGACCCTGCAAGCATTTTACACAAGTGAGGATGTATCGATGATTGATTCAAACGAGAAGTTAGAGTTTACTATTGGGGACGATGAGCAACCAGCAACCGTCACCATTGATCAAGATGAAGGCGGTACGGCAACCGCAACGGTGCAGGCTGGGCCGGATGCAGAGGAGCTTGAGCAGTACTCCGACAAGGTAAAAAAACGCATTGATAAGCTGACAGCGCGGCTTCGGGAAACTGAGCGCCGTGAGCAGTCGGCCTTGGAATATGCTAAGAACGTACAGTCGCGCAACGAAGAATTGCAGCAGCGGTATGCGCAGACCGCAGTAGAGCGGGTAGGCGAGGCCAAAGGGCGCGTTGAGACGCAGATTACCGCGCTCAAGAACGTGATTCGCCGTGCCCGGGAAGAGGGTGACATTGACACCGAGACCGAGGCTAACCAGCGCTTGACGGCTACCATCTGGGAGCAGCAGCAACTGGCGGGCCAAGAGCAGCAGGTGCGACGTATCCAGCAGGAACCTGCAAGACAGCAGGCCCCGCAGCAACAGGCTCCACAGCAACAGGCTCCACGCCCGGACGCCCGCGCGGAGGATTGGGCTGAGAAAAACACATGGTTTGGCTCCGACGTGGTGATGACGAACACCGTTCGTGGCATCCACGTAGAGTTAATCAAAAACGAAGGATTTGACCCAACGTCAGATGAGTACTATGATGAGATAGATCGCAGAATGCAGGAACTCTTTCCAAAGAAGTTTTCTGGGTCTGCGCAACAAACAACCAGAGCCAGCCGGCCCGTGCAAACGGTTGCCTCTGCTACCCGATCATCGGGAGTTAACAATTCAGCGCGCCGGTCAATCAGGCTAAGTCCTAGTGAAGTTGCGATGGCAAAAAAACTAGGGGTACCGCTTGAAAAATACGCCCAATACGTGAAGAGGTAATAACCATGAGCGATAACGACTTTGTTGTACCAAAATTAAATCGCAGTACTCGCGGAACTGAAACCCGAGAAGCTACTGCGCATCGCAAGCCTTGGGCACCACCCTCACGACTCGATGCTCCTCCCGCCCCAGCAGGCTATAAGCACCGCTGGATTAGACGAGAAGCCGGTGGGGTCGATGACAGAATGAATATCTCATCAAAAATGAGAGAAGGCTACGAGTTAGTGCGCGCCGACGAATACCCTGAATTTTCGGGGCAGGGCTTGGATGACGGACGACACGCGGGCGTAATCTCGGTAGGCGATGTGGTTCTGGCACGAATTCCCGAGGAAACAGCAGACGAGCGACGGGCGTTCTATAAAATCATTATGTAGCTTAATTGATTTTTTACAAACCTCATATGCTATTTCTTCTCTCGAATCCCATCCAATAAAT